TCCCGACGTTTGAGAGGTTGTCAAGATCGCTATTGAAAATGGCGGTCTTGTTTTCGGCTGCTCGTCAAAAGCCAGATAACCAAGTAATTCAAGTGACAGTCGATGATGTTACCCATGCTGCCAAATATATCCAGCAATGGGGACATTATTCAATTGATTTACTAGAGAACCTTGGTGCAAATGCATCTGCACGACTCATTGATCGCGTACTTCACACAGTAGCTAGGAAACCCGGAATCTTACGTGGTGAGATTATGCGTAACCATAAACTGTCAAGACGTGAGATGGATGAAATCCAGGGAACTCTAGAAGATCGTGGGCAAATGATTGTTACCCGCGATGGCAAAGCAATTAAATACACCGCCTTATAGGAGAGCCGACAAATGGTAAGTAAAGATAACGCCGACATCGTGCGGGATTGGCTGGCCCTCGACCCAAGAGCGGACTGGGAGGCAACTCCTGATGACTTCGGAGAGGTTGTCGCTGCTCTCGACGCTCTCGTAGCCGAACGGGACGAAGCACGGCGATTAGAGTTCGTTCGACTTGGAGAAGCACAGCAAGCAAATGAATTAAGGTTAGCTGCGGAGGCCGCACGCGACGAAGCACTAAAGCGTATCGCGCTAGAGACGCAAGGGATGCGCGACTCTCGGGGAGGACACATGAAACGCGACCCGTCTTACGATGCTCTCAACCGAGAGCGTGAAGAAGCGTTCGCGGACGCCGCTCGTTGGAGGGCAAGAACACACGCTGCGGAGGCCGATCTTGCCGATGCGTTGCATGAGGCGGCGGATATGACGGCAGGGCAGACAGCCGCTCTCGCTCGCGCCGAGGCTGCGGAGGCCGCATTACAAATCGTTCCGTTGGACAAGTGGGAAAAACTGGCAAACGGAGATATAATGGACTTGATTGACGTTGACACGATGTTGGCGTTCTTATCTGCCGCTCGCGCTGCTCTCACTGATAAAAATGAATAAGCACTTAGCAGCAGATTGCGATAACTGCCCATTGAAATCGAAGCCTATCGCTAGATCATTAGGGCCAAAGAATGCTACTGTGGCGTTTGTGTCACGGAGTCCCGGTTATAGTGACGCAATGGTAGGAAAACCATTTCAAGGGCCATCAGGAGATATCCTTGATTTCTTATTGAAAGAGAATGGAGTAAAGCGTGAGGAAATATTACTCACTAATACGGTTCTATGCGCTCCTGATAAGGGGAAGGTTCCACCTTTGGCAATCAAGGCGTGTGCTAAACGATTGGAACAAGACCTACAAGGAAAACGACTTGTTATTGCAGCAGGAAAAGAAGCCGTCAGTTCAGTTATCGGACGTGGCGCAATTGATCGTTACCGCGGGTATCGAATTCAACGGAATGGAACAACCTATGTTGCAACCAACAATCCAGCTTTGGTACTACGGGACGACTCTACATTTCCTAACCTCAAACGAGACTTTAAGAGGGCATTCCACCCTACCCCCGAACCTGTATTTCCCAAGGTGGAGGTAATAGAAGATGCCAATAGCGCCAAACAACTCATCAACCATCTTAGTACCTCTTCATTTGCAGCCGCAGATATCGAAACGCGCGGAGGACTTACTCGTAGAGCGACTATCGTATCTATGCAATTTGCAGTTGAGCCAGGAATTGCTTACGTACTTGGAGAACGAGGAGGACTATTTACCAACACAGATTTCATGGTCAATCACTTACAACAGTGGTTGGAATCCCGATCTACTAATTTCTGTTGGCACAACGGAAAGTTTGATACGAAGGTACTCCGGCACTCCTATGGAATACAAACCAGAGTAGACGAGGATACTATGTTGCTTAACTACGCTCTAGATGAGCGTGGTGGAGTACACGCATTAGATTACTGCCTCATGGAAGAATTCGGTTGGCCGAATTATGAACCTGAATCTGTCAAGAAGTTCAAAACGACTGGAGTAGTGACAGACTATGACGAACTCTATGAATATGCAGGCCGGGACGCAGCTGGAACTTTTCAACTCTATGAACTATTACGTCCCCGCGTGGAAATTGAAGAAGTGGGTGATGCTTACCAACTACTCATCGAAGGAAGCGAAGCTCTCACACAAATTGAACTCGCAGGATTCCACTACGACTCAGTAGCAGCCGGTGATTTAATGGAAGAAGAGGTAGGTCCAGAACTCAAGCAGATTAAGCGTAATCTCCGAACCATGCTGGATAATCCTCTCTATAACCCGGCTTCGACCAAACAGAACTCACATCTATATTATGATGTGTGGAAGATTACCCATGCAGTACAGAGTAGACCTGATAAGGAACGCTCCACAGATGAAGCAGCTTTAAATGAAATCCTCGGCGGTCGCTTTAAAACAACTACCCCACAGGACTCGGATCTTATTCTCAAATTTAGCCGGGAATTGTTGCGGTTCCGTAGTCTAGCTAAGTTAGCTAGTACATACATTGTTGGGATGATGAAACAGGCAAAGGAGGAACCGAATGGGAAAGTCTATACCAATCTTTGGCTCCATAACACTACTAGCGGTCGCCTTAGCTCGCGTGAACCGAACCTACAGAATATCACTAGAACCAAAGAGGGACTACCTGATATTAGACGGTTGTTTCACGCAAGTAACGGACGAAGAATCGTACAAGCTGACTACAGCCAAGCCGAACTTCGGTGTATCGCTCAGTTCTCACAAGATCCTCGGCTGGTCGCAATTTATTCAGAGGGAATGGATCTACATAACATTACAGCGGCGAGATTCTTTGGCCCTGACTACACCAAAGAGCAGCGTTCGGTAAGTAAGAATATGAATTTCGGAATGTTCTATCGTCAGAGTGCATCAACATTCCAAGAGAAACATGGAATTCCTGAAGCTCAGGCGCAAAAGTATATCGATTGGGCGAAAGATGAGTTTAGTACGGTGTGGACCTGGGAAGTTGGAATTGAAAAAGAGATTCACGGGCAAGGCCACTTACGTAGTCCATTCGGACGTAAGCGTAGATTCCACCTTATCACACCAGAAAACAAGAATGCTGTATACCGTGAAGGCATTAACTTCTATCCTCAATCAACAGCATCCGATCTAACACTCCGTAGTTGTATTATCCTCCTTAAAGAGATAGATCATAAACGAGCAGATGTTATCTTAACAGTTCATGACTCCATTATCGCTGATGTTGAAGCTGAGTATGAGGATGATTACAGTGAAATCTGCCAGCAGATTATGGAGGCTAGAGCTAAAGAAGATATCAATTGGGATATTCCTCTAGTAGTTGATATCAAGTCGGGTATGACCTGGGGTGATTGCTAAATGCGAAAATATGGTTCACCAGCAACAAATAAACAAATAATCATTATTCTGCTAATTGTTCTCGCTATTCTGGCATATCTCGCGGTTTCTCTAGGCCGCCTAGCTGCTCACCGAGGCCACAGGACGCCCCCTCCGGGCCGCGCAGCCCCTCGTCCAGCCCTTAGCATTGCCCCGAATCGGCCCTCTCAGAAGGCCGTTCTGAGGAACAATCCTGAAATCCAAGTAAACAGAAACGGATGAATATGACTCTCACTAATCCATTAACTGTTGTTGCTATTGATCCCGGTGTTACTACTGGAATAGCAATCGCATATGTAAGACCGCATCATCCTACTATTGAGATGGTTGTTAGGCAGGGTAAAATGGACCATGAATTACTCTGGCGAATGCTGCACAAAGTTAATCCCACTATCGTTGTTTGTGAGGATTTTGAATACCGCCCCGGAAAAGCGCGCGATGGTCTTGTCTTATTTAGTTTAGAGTTAATTGGTGTAGCTAAACTTTATGCGGCAACACAGTTAAAAGAGATTAAGATGCAAAAAGCCGCAGAAGGTAAATCCTACTATAACAATGCGCGACTCAAAGAATTGAAGCTATACTCAAAGGGTTATGACCACGGTAGAGATGCTACAAGGCATCTACTTCACTGGTGGACCTTTGGTGCTGGTTATAAATTCAACCAGTCTGATCTTACATTCAAATTAGTTGCCGAAATATATGGGGATCGGCCAGCAGGAGAGTGACTAGCCGATCCCCGTTTTACCCGCCTACCGCGAGTAAACTTATTCGCTAACACCCACAGGGATAGCAGGATTGAACCAAGTATGGATTGCTGCACCAAGCAGCACAATTGCAGTATTAATTGCAGCGATCTGATCCACACTTAAATCCCATCCAAATAATACAGCGATGTTAAGTACCGCTGCAAGAAATGCTGTAATTGCGCTGATCTTAGTTAACATTATCTAACCTTCCACCAAGTCATTCCTGCGCCATTGGCATCACGATCTTCCGGCTCACGATAACCGATCTGAACATGACTACCATCCGGCATTTGCACGGTGTCTTTATCGCCACCATGCTTGACAAAGAGAGCGAGTACATCATGCCCTCCAGTATTGGCCCAAACTACATCACCAGGATGCATTATAACTCCTAGAGTAGAGCAGGATGCCGCCAAACACCTACAAGCGGCTTTGGATGGTAATTGAGTTTAACTTGATCGGGTGCATTCTCATTACCATTTGACGACCATAATGCTGTGGTTGCTGTTCCTCCCTTCTTACAGATAAATGTGTGGTCAGTGTTGTAAAAACTGGTCCCATTGATAGCGATATCTCCAACGAGATATTTGCCGTTGTCAATCTTCTTACCGTGCTTACTTAACCAATCTACTTCGGTTCCTGTATATCCATAACCTGAGTACTTGTAGCCTAGTGGATCGGCCATGTAAGTTTGAGTATGGTGCATAGCCCAATTGAAAACTAGTGAGATATAGCCGGAACAATCATTAACATGGCGATGCTCGGGAGGCTCACCGAATCCGTGAAACGGCCTCTGTTGGCTGTAATGCCAAGCCCACTGATGTAGTTCTGCACGATTACAGAAATCAGTCATAGACTTTCTTACGTTTAGTTTCTGTGTAGGTGTAAGTGGCATTTTCTCTCCTGTGGTGGTTTAACTTAGTAGGTGCAACAGTAGTGCTGTTACAACAGGTAGTATTATTGTAATGAGGATCAAAGCTCCGGTCATCTGTGATTGCCAGCGTTCTAATCTTTCAAATCTCCGTGAATTAGTTTGATTGCTAAGATCAGTAATCT